CTCGTATCGGTCGGTGCCCAAGATGTGTACATCACAGGCGACCCACAAGTCTCGTTCTTCAGACAAAACTATAAACGTCACACTAACTTCGCAATTAAACCAGAACGCCTCGATTATATCGGTGATTTTGGTACCAATGCCGAAGTAAAAATACCAATAAAATCCAAGGGCGATCTTTTAAGCTACCTTTGGATTGAAGGTGCAAATGTTAACAATGCTAATTCACCAACCAGTATATTTAATGCCGATGAAGCTGCATTCACACAGCCAACGGAATTTTCACTCTGGATAGGCGGTCAGGAAGTTTGTAAAATGGACACGGGTTTTATTAACACTGTCCATACCCATATGTATAACGAATCCCAAGCGAAAGCATCTGCATGGTCGGGTTGCGATGATGGTGGTAATAACCACTCGGTAAATAGCTACGTCATTCCATTCTTCTTCAGTGAAGACTGGACAAAATCTCTCCCACTCGTCGGTCTTCAATACCATGAAGTTGAAGTCAGAATCAAGTGCAGAAATGGTACATTTAGTCCAGGACCCGGTGTATTTAAAGTATACGGTTCATACATATTCCTCGATACAGCCGAACGCGAATTCTTCGCAAATAAAGAACACGAACTTCTCATTACACAAACACAATACCAACCAATGGAGGAAACGGATACATCCGTCGATCTTACATACTTCAACCATCCAGTTAAATCGATTCACATTGCCAAAACTGGTACAGGTGCGACTTATTTATTCAATGAAGCGTCTCTGTATATAAACGGTACGCCACTCTTCGAAAACATGTCCCATGAGTACCACCGTTACGTTGTTCCAGACAGGCATTGCTCTGTTCTTGCAGAAGGTGGTGATGAATTACCAATTGTATCATGGCCATTCTGTCTTACTATGAATAAATCCCAGCCAACAGGTACCTTGAACTTTTCGCGTATCGATAGTGCGAAAATATCTATCAATTCCCCATCTACACCAGGTTCTGGAGCAGGTAAAACTCACTTTACACGTTGTTATGCGGTCAACTATAACATTCTCAGGATTAAGAATGGTATGGGTGGTGTCGCATTTGGCAACTAAACTAATTAATTTGTACCCGAAGATCCAAAACCTCTATTTGCACGCATAGTCTTTTTCAATTCAGTCACTTCATCAATTAATGGCGTTAAACACTTTTCCAAAATTAATTGTGCAATTCTATCCCCCTTTTTAATTTCGAAAGAAACGGATCCGAGATTAAATAGGCAGACTTTCAATTCACCAGTATAATCTGGATCAATAACACCCGCACCAACGTGTATGCCATACTTTATAGACAAACCCGATCTAGGTGCAATACGTCCATAACACCCCAAAGGAATCGTCGCACATATACCCGTACTTATAATCTCTCGTGTATGTGGTTCAATAACCACGTCACTTAAACTATATAAATCGTAACCTACAGAACCAGGTGATGCACGCGTAGGAACTATTGCATCAAGTGTTAATCTTTTAATTCTAAGTGGTTCGGACATTTATTAGATATAATATTCACATCTTTAAATAACAATATTAAAAACAAATAACATATTAAAAATAAAAGATGAGTTTAAAAATTATCATGGGAAACATGTTTTCGGGTAAAACGTCCGAACTCGTTCGACGTTTAAAAAGATACGAAGTCATAGGAAAAAAGATACTCGTCATAAACTCAAGCAAAGATACTCGGTGTATGGAACACGTTTTACGCACACACGATAACATGAAATTTGAATGTATAAAAACAAATAACCTACAGGAACTTAATTACGAACAAGTGGATATAATAGCTATAGACGAAGCCCAATTTTTTATAGGTCTAAAAACGTTTGTTGAAAAAGCACTCAAGCATGGTAAAACTATTATATTATCAGGATTAGACGGTAATTATAAACAGGAAAAAATAGGAGAAATATTAGAGTGCATACCTCTTGCCGATAAAGTATTCAAGTTATCAGCAATGTGTATGGAATGTATGGACGGTACGCACGGTCCATTCACGAAACGTATAGTTAATAGTAATGAAGTTGAACTTATAGGCGGTAAAGAAATGTACAGGGCCGTATGTCGAAAACATTTATAATTTTCTTTTTTTCTTAAACTATAATAAATGATACACAAAGACGATCCAAAATTAACAGATACACAAATAAGTCTCTTTGCCTTACCAGCACTCATACTAATCACGGTCGCTTTATTAATTCTTTTAAACAAAAATGTTAGACGTAGTCCAGGTGCATACATATCACTCACTCTCGCGACACTCCACTTTTATCATCATTATACACTCGTCAGGTTACAAAATAAACATTAAGAACATAAAGTAATAAAACTATAATAGTATATAAATAAAACATGTTTATGGTTGAAGAACCATATGGAATATCACAATTTCAAGCGTGGTTAATATCACTCACACTCGGAATTGTTCTATACAAACGCAAAAAACGTGGTGAAAATTATATACAGTAATTATAAGATGCGCGTCCATTTAAAAAAGAGTCCAAGATTTGATAAAAAGTTTCGTGTTACTTTCGAAAACGGGCGTACAGTTGATTTTGGTACTAAAGGGTACTCGGATTATACAAAGCATGGGAATCCTATACGTATGCGTGCGTACGTCTCAAGACATGGTGGTTTCATACCATACATGATTCGTCAGCATAAAGATCCTAAATTTGTACATGAATCCATGCTCGATGTTACTAGAAGCGATAGAGAAAACTGGGGTAAAACAGGTATCTATACAGCTGGTTTTTGGTCACGTTGGCTTTTATGGAGTTATCCCGACTTAGAAAAATCGAAAAAGTTTATTTCTAAGAAATTTGATTTAGTTTTTCTTTAATACCGCGTTTTTTAAGATTGGCTTTCAAAGCAGTCATCAAATTCGCGCGAATATTACGTTTCATAGGACGCAGTGGAACTGGTGGTGCTGGTGGTATTGGAGGTGGAGCTGGTATACGTCTAATAGGAAGTGGTGTAGATGATTTTCTAACAGGTGTTTTAGGTTTAGGTACAGGTGTATCCATCGTTTTAAATATTGATCTACACGCTCGTAAAAGTTTTTTCGTTTCTCGAACTTGAATTTCCAAAGCTGGTGCCTGTCGTCTTTGAATTTTCAAACTCAATTCCTTTTCTGTCAAGGGTACGCGCTTACCTTTTACCTTTTTAGTCACGCGAAGACCAAGTCTCTTAGCTTCAGTTTTTAATGAATCGATCCTCATTTATATTAACCAAGAAAATTTAAATAAAATTAGTAGGAGATGGTGCTGCAAGTTTTGGTGCAATAAACAAACAACATAAACAACACACGGTCGTAATAACGGCGTCAGATATAGTCGCTTTTTTACACTTCTCATTATTTTTGATCTTATCGATATCAGGTACCCATTTACCACATATACCCCACCTGGTAGATTGCGAAACGAATATGACTATGAGCGAAGCGAACATAGCAATTTTATCCAATTTAAACAAGAAATGAATCATTTTATTATTTACATATATTTTTATTTAAAAAAAGTTATCCGTTCTATACAGTTTAGCCTGGAATGAACCCGTTTGTCCTAAAACCGAAACAGATTCATTACCATAAAATTCACCACATCCGATATCACCCATACAATCTCTGGAATCGTGTGTTATGGGAAGCGAATACATTTGATCACCGGGTGTTGTCGTGTAATAATGGTACCTATCACGCCTACCTCGAACCTCTTTACCATACAAAGGTAATGTCTCGTCATCTGGACCAACAAGGACACCCATTTGTTGGACGTACCCGGGTTTATATTCTTTGATTGGTGGTGCTCTATATTCCTTTTCGACTGGTATTTGTACTGGAACACTAACAGGAACTCTAACGGGAACTTCTTTTTTAACCACTATAGGATTTTGTATTTGATAAATTATGAGTACAATAAGTATCGCTAAAGCAACGATTAATAATTTTTGCTTTGTCTTAATCTTCATTTATAATTACTAAGAAGTTATTTTTTAGAATACAATGGACTGAGATCTACCCTTCCAAGCCTAAATTGAACTAATGCCCATAAGGCAAACAAAAGTGTTTTCAAAAGATTATTCGCATCTGTGTCATCCATTTTATAAATAGGACCCATAACTCGACCAAAAAACGTTTCATCCTTATCATTACCAGTTATTGCCATTTCCATCTGCGTTAATGCACACGTATCGTCATTAACAGACCAGTGAAAAAATATAAAGGGTACAAGTATCGAATAAAACTCGAGGTTTTGTTTATTTTTCATAAATGGGACGACCAACATTGTAATAAAAAAAATCAAATGAATAAAAAATATAATATTCATATCTATTAGTATGAGCGAAGATAATAATACTAACGACTCTGATACAGGTGACAATAAAACAGAAAAGAATGAAATAACTCACGAAATGATAGATGGTCCAAAATTATGGAGCAGAGAAAACGAAAAAATCTTACAAGATTGGGGAGAAGCAGCGACTTGTTACAGGTACATGAATTTTAGAGCATACCTCCTGTATAAAAATCTAAGTATGATATTCCAATTACCTATCATTTTCTTTTCAACAATAACAGGTACGGCTAACTTTGCTCAAGACCAATTCCCAGCATCTATACAGGCGAGTGTTCCGGCAATGATTGGTGGTATTAACATTATATCAGGACTCTTGGCAACCGTCATGCAATTTTTAAAAATAAACGAACTCATGGAAAGACACAATATTGGTTCTCAAGAATGGGGGAAATTTTCGCGTGAAATTAGACTCGAACTTTCATTACCACCTGACGAAAGATCGGATCATGGTAAAAAGATGGTACGAATGTACCATAAAAGGTACGATAATCTCGTTAAGGAAGTACCTCCAGTTCCAAGTAATATACTCAAAAAATTCGAAAAGGATTTACCTGGTGAGCCAGGTATAAATACACCAGAAATCCTCGAAATTCATAGGATAAGCCCATATAAAATAGTTTTGGATAAAGGTCTAAAAAAGTTAAGTTACGAAGAGGATAACATTGAATTAAAAGAAATAGAAAAGGAAATGGCAAAAAGGAGTAGTCAATTAAAAGAAATTGTTACAGAATAACCGATAAACGATTCGCAAGATATGCCACCATTATAAAAAGTGTTAAGTTAAAGAAACCAATGCACAATATATAAGGAAGTATTTTTCTTTTTAAAGGATCTAATACACGTTTTTGAAGTGAATCATTGTTTAAAACATAATCTAAAGCCTGATTAGTAATATCTTCTTCTTCAGACATGGATTCCTTTGTTACTATAAAAAAACAAAAAAACAAATGTGAAATTTCGCTTCGCGATAAAGAGATAAATCTAGTAAAACAATATTTGGATCAAAACCAAAACGTTTTTATATGCGGATCCTCTGGGTACGGGAAAACATTTATCCTGAACCAAATATTCGACGAAACAAATAGTATAGAATTATGGGAAGAAACACTTCGTAAAAAGGATGTATTTTTAGATACGATACGCCATTCAAATAAACACGTTTATATAGAAGATTACGAATCAGATACACACGTTTATAAAAATATAATAGAAAGTGTTTCCGAAGGAAAAAAAATTACAAAAAAACAACTTATCGTAACATCAAAAAATGTCTATTTCATGGATAATTTCGTTACCATAATTTTAAATAAACTCGAACCAGATTCTATAATAAAACTAAAACCTACACACCCAAACGCGATTTTATCTTCGAAAATGTGTAAAGGGAATATCCATAATTTTTACTATTACCTAGACTTTCCATATGAAAAGGATATATTCGAATCACCTAAAGAAATTGTAAATAATATTCTATGTAAAGGAGATGATATAGATATATCAAACTCACTTCATGAACATGGACATATATGGGCAGTCGTACAAGAAAACTTCCCCGATGTAATAGAAGACAATTTCGATAAAGTTGCAACATCACTTAGCGATGCAGATCTATTTGACGAGGAAATATATAAAGGTGAATGGGACATTATGCCATATTTCACATTACACGCCGTAAAAATACCGCGTATATATTTTACAAAATCAATTAACGCGGAAACAATTCGACCCGGTAAATTCTGGACAAAATTCGGTAACCAAAAAATGCGACACCAAAAAATTCATAGCATACAGAGTCGTTCAAAAACACATATGAATCACCAAACGTTTATGGTTTTACGCGAATATGCAAAAAAAGGTGATGTTTCCAAATTTAAAGAATATAACTTAACACCCCAAGATTTTGATGTAATGAACCACCTAGGCATACAAAACAAACTTAAACAACGTGAAGTTACCAAAATAAAAAAATTGATTAAAGAAGAAATTACAAAATAAAATAAAAACATGTCTTCTACCACTAACACGGAGGATGAAGAATTTAAAATCACCCGCGTTATTGGTAACGAAATTCTATATTACGGAGAAATCACGGACGACGATATACTCGACTTCATAGAAGAGTTTAAAAAACTCGAAATCAAACTTCTTAAACAAAAAGCGGAATTTATAGGCTATGAACCTGTTATACGCGTACACGTGTGTAGTGGTGGAGGCGATTTGTTCGCGGGTCTAAGTGCAATGAACATACTCGAAAAATCACGCGTTAAGGTTATCACGATCGCACAGGGTGAGTGTGGTTCAGCGGCAACATTCCTCCTTTTAGGCGGACACGAAAGGCGTATTGGTAAAAATGCACACGTTCTCATACACCAAATATCTACGACCGGGTTCTGGGGGAAATACGAGGAAGTTAAGGATGAAATGAAAATGTGTGATAAACTCATGGATATGGTTAAGAAAACGTACACGGAAAAAACGAATATTCCCGATAAACAACTCAAAAAACTCATGAAACGTGACGTGTACTTAAACCCCAATGAGTGTATCAAATATGACGTCGTTCGCGGTATTGACTAATATCGACATAACGTTTATACAATCCTATTCCTGTTACGATAATTAAAAATATACACAATGTATTCATATTCAAAGGTATAACTGTGTTTTCTGGAGGTTTAAGACGCTCCATTCTACTATAGTCGACGACAGGTGGTACTGTCATATTTAATCTACTATAGCTGAGTAAAAATTTTAAACACAAAAAACACAATTAGAGATTTTTATATAATATAATTTAAATGAAAAGAGTTGCTATTGATATCGACGAAGTTCTCGTCTCGTTCGTTAAACCTATGGCTAAGTTCC